AATACGACTTGTACAAAAGAGGGATAAAGATGGGAAGCAATGACACGGGCAATACCGCAGTTCAAATCCAACGCGAAAAAGACATGTTCTCTAAAGGACGTGAGCGTTATCTTAAAAGACAAGAGAAAAACCAAAAACCTGCTACACAGAACAACCCCCACCGATTGATAACCGATGCCCTTAGTAAAGTATCTAAGGCAATATCGGCATCTATAGACACTGAGACAGAGTCTAAGGGCCGAGGTCGTAAGTTTGCCTGGTACTACGACATAAAAGACCTTGATGTCGATCTATTAGCCTACTTAGGACTCAATAGTTGCATGGACTCAGTAGCTATTGGGGCCTCGTTGACTTCTACTCTGACGAAGATAGGCAAAAGGGTAGAACTTGAGGCCTGGGCTCTTGGTCTTAAAGAGCATGACTGCAAGCTAGCAAAACGCATAGAGACTAAGGTCACTCAAGACCATAGTGCTGAAGTCTATAGAATCAAGGCCGCTAGAATAATCGCTAAGAAAGCAGGTTACATTCAAGACAGGTGGTCTGAAGAACGTAGAGTCAAGGTCGCAGTGCCAATACTCAATGCTATACTTGAGCACTCAGGTGTCTTCGACGTTTGGGAACAAAAGAAACCCAAGAACACCATTAGACGCATAGGTCTAACTCCAGCTGCAAGTACACAGTTAGCCGACATGGACTATAAGTGTTCTTGGTCTGAGCCTATGCTTGCCCCTCTTATTGTCCCCCCAAAGGAATGGACTGCATTTAACTCAGGTTGCTACATGGACGAGGTGACCGCAGAGATGGTTCCACTGGTCCGTGGTGCAGCCCCAGAGCAACGCAAGGCAATACAGCACCAGTTAGCTCATGGTAAACCTTTGTACATAGAGGCACTCAATGCTATCCAAGCTACTCCACTAAAGATCAATACCTATGTATTGGATGTCGTTAAGCACCTGTGGGACGAAGGTATAGCCTTTGGTAAGTTTCCACGCAAGACACATATGGAACACCTTAAGCGTCCTGAAGAATGGGATGACATGGATGACTATGCGAAGAAGGGCTGGTCGATAAAAGCCAGGGAAGTCCGAGAGAAAAACCGTGAGATCGATGGCTCTATTGCCATGATGACACAGGACCTCGGTACTGCTAATGAGCTAGCAGATTTCGATGAGTTCTGGATCGGTTGGAACTTCGATTTCAGGGGCCGTGTGTACCCTGTAAGCCACTTTAGTTATCACCGCGATGACCACATTAAGGCCCTGTTTAACCTCGCCAGAGGCAAGCGTATGGACGCTGATGCGGTCTCCTGGTTAGCTGTGCACATAGCCAACGTAGGTGACTTCGATAAGATCAGTAAGCAGTCTCTGAACGATAGGATTGCCTGGGTAGAAGACAATAGCGATATGCTCTACAAGGTCGGTAAAGACGCAATGGCAACCTTTGACTATTGGTCCAAAGCAGACAAACCGTTCCAGTTCCTAGCAGCTTGCCATGAGTTAGCAAACTATATGGACATTGGTCCTGACTATGTCTGCTCATTGCCACCGCAGTTAGACGGTACGAACTCAGGTGTTCAGCATTATGCCGCTGCAAGTCTTAACAAAGACGATGGCCGCATGGTGAACCTGGTACCTGCGGATAAGCCCCAGGATATTTACCAAAGTGTTGCTGATT